CGCCCAGTTCCAGACGCTGGAGTCGCAAGGCTTTGTGCAGGGGGCGGCCGACTTTGCGAAGGGCCTGATCGTGCAGCGCAATGCCACCAACGTGAATCGCATCGACGTTCTGTGGCCTGGGGCACTGATCAACCAGTTGCGCATCTTCGCGGTGCTGGCGCAGTTCCGCCTCTCGGCGTAACGCGCACCCAATCCCACCTTCAAGGCCGCCTCCGGGCGGCCTTCGCGCATCTGGAGAAGAGAGATGGCGGCAAACAATGCAAATCGACTGGCAGGTACGGTGTACCTGTCGGTGGACGGACAGACCTACATGCTCGTTGGGGCGTTCGAATACAGCCCATCGAAATTCAGCCGCGAGACGCTGACCGGTCAGGACAGCGTCCACGGCTACAGCGAAAAGCCGCTGGCAGGGCACATCGCCGGAACGCTACGTGACTCCGGCGGCCTGAGTGTCGAGTCGTTGGGCGATATGACCAACGTGACCGTCGTCGCTGAGCTGGCGAACGGCAAAACCATCATCGGCCGGAACATGTGGACGGTCGAATCACAGACGAGCAAGCAGGACGACGGAACCATCGAGATTCGATGGGAAGGTCCCCAGGGCTCGGTCAAGGAGTCGTAAACGATGTTCGATGAAGAAACCACCATTGAGCTCATCAAGCCGGTCACGATCGGCAAGGGTGAGGGCGCCATCGAGGTCACCGAACTGAAGCTTCGCGAGCCGGCGGCTGGCGAGCTGGAGAAGGCCGCGGAATCCAGAACCGGTATCGGATCCCAGATCACGCTCATTAGCCTGGTCGCCAAGGTACCGCGCGGTGCCGTCGAGAAGCTGTGCCAGCGTGACCTGACCATCGCGTCGAGGTTCCTGAACAGTTTTACCGACGGTGGTCAGACGACCCCGTCGGATGGGGACGACTGATCGCCGAAGTTACGAAGTTTTATGGGTGGGGTCCTGCGGATGCGCGGGGCCTGACGCTCCGCCAGCTGGACTGGTGGAGCAATGAGGCCAAGAGGATGAGTGGCGATGCCTAATTTCAACATCGTCATTACCGCGGCCGACAAGGCATCGGCGACGGCGCGCAAGGTCGAAAATGCCCTCAGCCGGGTCACTCGGCCCTTCGATGAGGTGGGCAAGTCGTTTAAGAGCCTCGGGCGCGAGATCGGCTTCGACAAGATCGGAAAGAATCTCGGGACGATCCGAAACTCGGCGATCAGCGCTGCGCGCGGACTGGGATCGATCGTTGCGCCGCTGTCGGCCATCACGGGCGTGGCGTCCGTCAGCGGCGTGGTCGCCCTGGCGGATGGCTGGGCCAAGGTGGGCCGTAGCCTCACCTATGCATCCCAGAGCAGCGGGGTGGGAGTACGCGGGCTTCAGGAGATCGAGGGTGCCGCACAGCTCGTCGGCGTCGCCTCAGGAACGGCCACTCAGGGCCTGCAGTCACTCGGCGACACGATGCAGGATGCCCTCTACGGACGTAATCAGCAGGCGCTGATGCTGTTTAACCGGCTCGGTATCGGCATCAAGAAGACCGCGACGGGCGCGGTTGACGCAGAGGCCCAATTCAAGGCACTCGCTGGTTCGATCTACGGATTGAAGAATGCCCAGCAGCAGAACTTGGCGGCAGGTCAGTTCGGCCTCACCGGCTTGCTGCCGCTGCTTCGTCAGGGTCCGTCGGCAATCGAGAAGCTCACCGGCCGGGCCCGTGAACTCGGACTGGTCATGGATGGGGCGGCGCTCAAGTCCGCCACAGATTTCGCGAACAACCTCGAGGAAGTGGAGGCTGCCGGGCGCGGCCTTCGCAACGAGCTGGGAAATGCCCTGATTCCTGCGATCAAGCCGCTCGTTATGCAGCTGTCCTCGTGGATTTCTAAGAACCGCGAACTCATCGCGAGCAAGGTGGGTGAGTGGGCGAAGGATTTCGGCCAGTGGGTAAACAGCATCGACTGGGTAAAAGTAGGCAAGGGTATTGCTGATTTTGCCAAGGGCATCAAAAGCGTCGTCGACTGGATGGGCGGCTGGAAGAACGCAGCCATCGCCGTGGCCGTCGTTATGAATGCGCAGCTGATTATCAGCGTCGTGTCGCTTACGGGAAGCCTCATCAAGGCTGGGGCAGGGATCCTCGCGTACATCGCCCAGCTCGGGGCCATGGAGACGGCTGCAGGCGCCGCGGCAACGGCAAATGGAGCTTTGGGTGTTTCCGCCACGAGTGCACTGGGGCGCCTCGGGGCCTATGGCGCTGCCGCTATCGGTGGCGTGTGGCTCGGGTCGAAGATCAGCGACGCCATGGATGGAACGACCTTCGGCGACAAGTTCTCCCACTACAACACCAAGGCGCTGGGTTCGGTTCTGAGCGCCGTTGGCTTCAAGGACAACCAGTTCTCGAACGCCGCCAAGTTCGACGGCTACGACCAGAAATACAATGGCGCGCCTGGCGCCGCTGGCGTGGACGCGGGTCTTCAGGCGCGCGTGGTCCGTTTCTTCGAGCAGCAGGGCTGGTCGAGGAATAAGGCTGCTGGCATTGCCGCAAACTTGAGCACGGAGAGCTCGCTCAATCCCCACGCGATGGGCGACAACGGCCAGGCCTACGGACTGGCTCAATGGCACGGCGATCGCCAGAAGGCATTCGCCGACTGGGCCGGCCGAGGGATTCAAGGATCCTCGCTGGAAGACCAGCTGAAATTCGTCCAGTACGAACTCACCAGGGGCAACGAGAAGGCCGCTGGCGACATGTTGCGGAACGCTCCGGATGATCCGCGTATCGCGGGTGCGATCGTCTCCAGTCAGTTCGAGCGCCCGAAGGACACCGTGGGCGAGGCCACGCGCCGCGGCAACCTGGCGTCGCAGCTGGCTGCTCCCGAGGGCCCATATAGCAGTGGGGCGGCCAAGGATGGAGCGGTGAAGGTCGAGGTCGAGCTCAAGAACGCGCCGGCGGGAACCACCGCCACCGCAAAGTCCACGGGTAATGCGACGACGTCGCAGCCGCGCATTGGCTATTCAGGCGTTGGGGCAACGATATGAGTTGGTTTGACGATCTCCAGCCAGCATCGTTTCGTGGCATTCCGTTCGGCGTCCTGGGCGGCGAGAGCCGCCATGGGCGCCGGGTGGCGGTACATGAGTACCCGAACCGGGACCGTCCCTACGTCGAGGACCTGGGGCGGTCGACGCGCCGCATCTCGTTGGTCGGCTTCCTCGTCGAGGACAGCATCGTGTACGGAGGCGGTAGCGCGATCGCTCAGCGCATAGCGCTGACGGCGGCCGCGGAGCAGGCGGGACCCGGGATCCTCGTTCACCCGACGCTTGGGGAACTAAGGGTTTCCATCCCCGACGGTGGACTCGGCGTCATGGAGCGCTGGGACGCAGGCCGGTATTTCGAGCTGTCGTTTTCGTTCATCGAGGCCGGAGATCGACTGTTTCCCTCCGTGTCGGCATCGAGCCAGAGCTTGGTTGATAGCCTGATCGATAAGCTCGGGCTGGCGAGTGCCGCTGATTTCGTGGCGAGCCTCACCCGGACCGTGAACCTGGGGCTCGGGATTGTGCGTGGCGTCATCAGCCTCGGTAATGCTGTCGTCGCTCGTGTCGTCAGCACGGCGGCTGGGTTTCAGGTCCTGACCGGCCAAGCGTCGCGCGACGCGACGAACCTCGCCAATCTGTCCAGCCTCCTCACCGGAAGCTACGGTCGGTACCAGAGTGCGAACGTCACGTCGGCCTTCGCCAATGGCAAGCAATCGTCTGGAGTGACGCCGACGACGATTGCCACGCTCACGGCCCAAGGTGCGGAAGGGCGGGCGGCCGTGGCGACAGCCAGCGCGGCACTGAGCGGCGCGGTATCGGCTCTGGATGCTTCCTCAGTTCAGGTCGTTCCCACGGCGTCGGCAAATCTCACGTCTGCGTTGGCGACGACCACGCTCAATCCCGGCGACGCCATCCGCATCTTTTCCGGACTGAGCGCCTATTCGCCGGATCCCATCCTGACCACCGGACAGACCGGCGCGGCCATGACGATCGCGGAAGCCGCGATGGCGGCTCAACTTCGTCGGTGCGCCTTGGGCGAGCTTGCACGAGCGGCGGTCGCTTATATGCCGTCGTCGTATGACGATGCCGTCGCCGTACGTGGCGTCGTGACGGACGCGATCGATGCGGAGATTCTCGTAGCGGGTGATGCCGGCGACGACGCATCTTTTCTTGCACTACGCGAGGTTCGTCAGGCCATTGTCGATGCGCTAACGGCAGCCGGAAGCGACCTGTCCGCGCTGAAGGACTTCAGCCTCAATGCGCCTAGCCCAGCGCTTGCGCTGGCGCAGCGTCTCTACCAGGACGCCGGCCGTTCCGACGAGCTCGTCGCCGAAGCCCAGCCCATCCATCCTGCTTTTATGCCGGCCCGATTTCGCGCGCTGGCGAGGTAACCCATGTTCGATGATGAGGTCACCGTGTTTATCGGCGGCCAGGCGATATCCGGATGGACCGAAGTGAGCATCTCGCAGGGTATGGAGCGGTGCCCATCCGACTTCAGCCTGAGCCTGACCGAGCGCTATCCCGATGAACTGGCAGAGGTTGTCGCTATGCCGGGCGACCCCTGCGTCGTCCAGGTTGGAGGCGACCGTGTCGTCACAGGGAAGATCGACCGCTTCATTCCTAGCCTGTCGGCCGGTAGCCATAGCATCCGGATCGTTGGGCGTTCGAAGTGCCGCGACCTGGTGGACTGCTCCGCCGAGTGGACGGGCGGCCAGATCAGCGGAGCCGATGCCCTGGGCATTT